AATAGCTGCCGACTGCTCGCGGTTCAGGAAACCGGAGAAATCAGAGAGCTTAGTTGCGGCGGTAATCGCCATGACAGTCTCCTAAGAGGAAGGGGCTAGTTCAGCCCAAGCTTGTTTTTGATCGTGTCCAACAGCGGGTCGCCGTTGAGCGCGGTGCCTTCACCCTTCGCGCCTTGCGAGGGGTCGGGCTTCGGGGTGCCGGGAGTGTTCAACCGGGCCAGGAGGAGGTCAGCCTTCGCGGCGATGTCGCCCTCCGTGTCGCCCGTCAGGAACTCGACCAGATCCGCGGGTACGCCCTTATCGATGGCGACCTTACTGCGGGTGTTCTCGGTACGGAGCCGGGCGAGTTCAGCGGCGTTCTCAGCCGCTTCCTTCTTGGCGCGCTCCAGTTCCGAGAGCTTGGAGTCCTCAAACTCCTTCAGCCTGGCAGCGAGTTCGGCATTGGCTTTTTCGGCCACCTTGCGGGCTTCGCGCTCCGCTTGCAAGGCCTTCTTGCCGCCGTCCCCGAGTTCCTGGGATTCGACTGCTTCAACCTCGGCGGGCGCCGGGGCTTCTGCGGTTGGTTCGGTTGTTGCTTCCGACATAGTTTGTCCTCCGTCGCGGATGGAAAAACCCCGAAGCATCGCGCCTTGGGGAGAATTGTGGGGGCCTAAACGACCCAGCCGTAGAGCTTCAGGAGGCGCTTAGCGTCCGCCGAATCCTTGGCAATTGAGTAGATGGTTTCCGGCATGAGGCGCGGCGCCTTCACGCGGAAGTATTTGGAGCCGTCACGAAAGACGCCCTGTTCCTTGACGTAGCCAGCCTGCGATATCTGCCAGTAGGCGTGACCTCGGCGCGTCGTACCCTCGCGGGTGTACTTGATCGCTTGCCCATTGATCTGTGCCGGCCTCACCGCGCCCGCCTTGCGGTAAGCGTTGATCAACTGGTTCATGTCGGCGCCGTCACGGAACGCCTGCCCGTTAGCCTTAGACCCGAGAACCTTGTCCTGCTCAGCCTCGGACAGCCCGGATATGTAGGCGTGCGGATCAGTGCGTGCATCATCGCCCGTATCCTCGGTGGATGGGACGTTGCGGCAGTCGCAGCCAGGATGACGGTTGAACGCCTCGGAGTGCCGCGATGTCTTGCCCGCAAGAATCACGCAGCGACCGCACGACGGCGGGTTTAGCATCCTCGTCCACAGCTTCACGCGATGAGCGCCGCCGGAAACCTTCTCAGCAGCGCGTCCGGTATCCGAAAGCAGCGTTCCGGCAGACAGATTCAAGTGCTGCCCGGCCCGAGCAAGAGCCACGCTAGGCTCAAGCCCTGCGGCGACGGCCTGCTTCGCATGAATCACTGCGCCGTAGGCCATCGACGCAACCGGCATGCCATCGCCAGCCACGCCCACGAAACGCTCGCCGGCGGACGCATACAGCGGCTCGGGCGCGTCGGCCCCAAGTACCTCGGGTATGTACGCCAGTGCGCCGTCAGCGACCCGCTCCTGAGCCGTGAACAGCACCGTCAAGAGTGAGGGCTCGAACCTCGCGTAAGACGCATCGAAGTCTGAGCCCATCCGGCGCCAGAGCCGAGACGTGGCGGCCAATGCCGCCCGTATCTCCGCACGCTGGAACGCCGAATAGCTAAGCGCCGCCTCCGGTAGCTGCTGCAACATTCACAGGCTCCTTAGCGTCAAGACGTGCAAGGTAGGGATCCTGAGATTCGGCCTCACGGTAAGCCCGGTCACGGTCCTTCTTCGCCTGCGACCAGCCCATTTCGTCCTGTACCGACTCGCGGGCAATGACGCCCGTACCATTGGCGTAGAGCTTCGTGAGCGCATCGGCCTTCTGAGCAAAGGTCGGCGTGCCGGCGTCAAACCATTCAGTCTTGATCTGATTGGCCATCGGCCATACGCCGGTACGGAACCGCTCGGCGATACCCTGGACCCATGCCCAGCCGTCACCAAGATTGGAAGCCTTGCCCTCAGCATTCAGCACCAGTCGGGACTCGTCAGCACGGATCGCACCCTCGGCGGCCGGGTTCACCGACGTTTGCCCAAGGTAGCGCGTAGGCAGTCCGGTGACAGAGGAAACCATCTGGCCGTAGTGATTGATGGTGTCGTGGAAGTTCTTCAGATCCGACGCGCTAAACTGCCCAACCTTGGCGTCCTTGTTCTGGTTCGCCCAGATCGCGGAGTAGTAGGACTGCCATGCGGGGATCGGGTTGCCGTCAGCGTCCACGAAATCGCCCTTGGACATGCCGAGTACCCACTTTTGCGGGACGGCGTGAGTCTCAAGTGCGATCTGCAGGTTGGTGATGGCACGAGCCGCCGAATCGACCAGCGGGATTACGTCCTTCATCTCCGAGACGCCCATCCAGTCGCCAGTACGGCGCCGATTCAGGAACATCACGATAGGGACGCGGCCCAAGTTGTGGTTGTCGCGGTCGTATTCAACCCACGAGCCGGCCTTCTTCTCCAGCCAAACAGTGCTGTTCGGCTCGTAGAGGGTCGCAAACTTCGGCGTTGGGTCTTCTTTCGTCGCCCCGTAAGCACGGAGCGCAGAACTGATCCTGCGGCTCCTGGGATCCACGATAGCGGTCATCTCACGCGGCGACTCGACCGTGATGAGCGGATGTTCGGCATCCTCGGCATTGGAACCGACGCACACGAAGCCGCGGCCATAAATCAGCGTGTCCTTGTGGAGCAGCGCCGACTCGGAATCGAGGTTGTTCGCGTCCCAGTGCCCGCGCAATGCCGTCGATGACAGATTCTCCCCGGGAAGAATGAAATCCTTCACGCGGAGCCGCTGCTCGACCGAGTCCACGGCAACACGAGACCAGTTGATGACCGTCTCAAACTTGCGCAGTTCGGGCGGGACGGCGATGCCGATGTGCTCCAGCACCTGCGAGCCCTCGTAGTACTTGCCCAACCGCTCGTCGTCGCGGCTCAGCCCATCCAGTTGCGCGTTCAGAGAGGTGACAAGTGCGGCCTGCTCGGTACTCAAAGCCACGACAGCCTCCTTATCTGAACACGAACATTCGGTTGTCAGTCACTTCGCCCCAGCCGGCCTCATGGGCATCGGATGCGGCAGTGTGGGCGAGGATCTTCGCCATAATTGCGTCGATCTTCTGATGGTCAGCGGGCTTGCCAAGGACGTACTTCTGTCCCGGTTTGGCGATCTTCTTAGCGTTCGCGGCGTGGACCGTCGCTATCGGGCAGCCGTCATGCGTGATGCGGCCCTGCGCGAGGTCAATCTCGAAACGGCGGATCTCCGGATACATGCGGCCCACTTGGTTAGTCGGCCACTCGAAGACGTGTTCCTCGCCATACTTCATGGCCCAATCGCCGATCTCGGAATACCAGTCGTGCGGGTCGCAATACATCCGGGCAACGGTGTAGCGCTCGAAGATTTCATCGACAGCGGCATGAACCTCGCCGCGGGGAATATAGCCGCCCCACTCCGCCGGATTCCACACAGCCGGGCGGCGGTCGGGACCATAGCGCGGCGTGAAACCGAAGCCGTCGATCGTCTCGCACTGCAGTGCGGTCCAGTCGTTGTTTTCCGAGCCGTCCATGCCGACGCAAATCTTCGTTCGGTCAGGCGGATTCGGCAGCCACAACATTTCCGGCATACGCACCATCCCAAAGACCATCACGAAGCCAAGAACCAAGGCCATGCACAATGCGGTTCCCATAGAAGCGTTCCGCCTGCGCCGGGTCCGTCTCCATCAACTCAGCCGCTTCGGCCTCAATCGCCGCCAGGTCAACCCATGGCGAGCCCGAATAGACGTACTTGTGGATCCGGTGACGCTCAACCTTGTTCTTATAGGACAGATCGGCCGGCGGCTTCCGGTAGAAGCGGTAGATGTCGGTTGACTTGGACTCATACGTCCGCTGCGCCGTCGAGTTCTCAGACGGATCCCACGGGTTGGTCCACTCAATCGAACGGCCACCCATGCCAGCCAGGCCGCGGCGCATAGTCTCGGAAACCCGGACCATCTTGTTCTGCGCCGTGTAGATGCCCGACTCGTCAAAGTTCGCGAAGTTGATCGGGTTACCAAGCCTCGACTGAGCCGAGCTGGTAACCGCCTCGATCTTCCCGTCATTCGGCAGGCGCACGAACTGCTCGCCCGTCTTCATGATCGAATCCAAGGCGCCGCCACGGACCATCGACTGCAACGGCCGATAGACGTTATCGACCTGCTCCTCAGACGTCGCCACAAGCTGAATCAGCGACGTCTTACGCGGGATCCCCATAGCATCGCCTGGCTCATACTCATACTCGAAATCACAGTCACAGCCATGCTCATGGCAGGAATAGACCTCGCCACCCTCAGCCCAGCCGCCAAAGACGATCGGGCCCGCAGCTTCAAGGAGGGTCACGGCGGCCGCGAGAGGTCCCTTGCCCGTCTTCTGTGGCGCTACCACCTGAGAGCGGCGGTAAGTGAACGCAGGAGCCAGGACAGGGCGCGTAGGGATCCACTTAGCGGACTGCTTCACCCGGTAATGGTTCGCAATGATCTGCAACTGCCAGTCAGACGGGATGAACGGGCGGCCCTTATCGAAACCATCAGGCACCGAACAATGAGACTCGATCCAGTCAGCCCCAAGGAAACCTAGAGTCTGACCAGCCGGAAAGTTGATGCTGAAATCATCCGTCATTCCCCACAACCTTTAGCCGGGCACGAGATGACGCCTTACGCTTCGGCGTCGCGGCAGCAGCAGTGGACTCAACCGGGGCAATCGCCCAGCCATTTTCCTTCAACCCGGCCGGCGTCAAGCCGATCTGATCGCCAAGTCGATGTACCTGCCCAAGGAATGCCGCGGGAACGTCGCCCTCCGAGCGCACGGACCAGCGAACATACATCGCTACCGTGCGCCACCGCCATGGCTCAGCAATCCAGGCAGTCGCCTGCGGCGTCCGCCACAGTTGAGCCCACACTTCAGACTCTCGATCAGTCAAATCCGCGAGCGGCATGTCAGGGATTTCGCCCTCATAACCGACCGAGGGGAGCGTCTGTAGCGACAGGCCGCGCTTGCCGGAAGTCAAAGAGTTCGGGTCAGCCTGCGGGCCGGACCTATTGCGGGCGCCACCACTAGCCATGACAGCCTCCGATCAGGCTGACATCGCGTCAACCTCTACTCGATTGCCCTTACGGACATTGCATGACAAATGGGCAAGGGCGACATTCTCCAACGTGTGATGGCCGCCAAGGGAAAGTGGCAAAACATGATCCAGTGAAGGGCTCATAGGATCCGGCCACGAAAGACTGTGATCAACCGTATCCGTGCAGATATTGCACACCCACTCATCGCGCTCGTAGACATCGATGGGCCGAATATCGTCAGCAGGAAGCTGCATCTTCAGAGCGCGCCGCTTCTGATAATTCGATTTGCGGCGTTCATTCCAAGGACTATTGGCCTCGCGGCCTTCAGCCCGAGCCCGACGCCGCCAATGCAGATTGCAAAGACCCTTGGCCCTAACTCCGAGGTCGCAATCAGCCTCAGAGCAGCGAATGGGG